CTCTTTGAACTGGGTCAGCGAGTCACCTGATAGCATGAGATTGAATGTTATATAACTCGTGTCAATGCGGATGATGCTCATGTCAAATCTCCCGAAACCAAAGTACACGTCATTACGAATCTTTGTGGCATACCTGAGTTCGTCGGGATTCGCACAGCCTCATATTGGAACTCTTTGCAGTGAAAGAAGTTCTCATCTTTGACCGGCTTATCTTTAAGATAAATAGGGCCCACAGATTTCAGCGGACTGATGTGTCTATATCTAGTTCCGAACTGATTGAACGTCTCACCTGTCAGGGTTTTAGCTGTCCCTTTCAAGGGGCCATCTATGAAGATCAGTTCTACATAATCATTTGAGTTCATTTTGATTTTCCTCTCTTCCGAGCAAGCGCTCTAGGTTTGAATGCCTTGACACATCTGTTCGCAGCTGGTCGGTACTTTCTTAGAAGCTTAGCTGCCTGAGCTCCGATGTATAGATACCTAGGAGGTTTAGATCCTAGGAACACATCATCTATGGCATCGAGCAGATCCTCTATGTTTTTAAATGAGATGCTCATTCTGTTTCACTCCAATAAATAGCTCGTTTAAGTTCCCCGGTCTTCTTATCCCTGATCCCAAGCTTCAATGCAGCTGGGACTGTGAAGGTGCGGGAAGTTCCCAGCACGTCGCGGACAGTAGTAGGAATCTCCATACAATCCTTGACTTGCTCTGCCAGTGATTCACAACCTTCCCTGTAGCTAAAGAGGATCGAATCATGGATCTGCGCATGGAGTCTGAATGTTGTGGGGTTAGGTAAGGCGACTTTATAGAAGACATCTAAGAAAGCTTCGTTAAGAGTTCTTGCGTTGAGCGACTGAGGGCAGTGAGCGACGTATGAATTGAGATCCAGCTTGTTTTTATCTGGACTTCCGAAGCAGTACCTTGTCCAATCCCCTTCTTCAATATAAGTTCTAGGTTCGTAATTCCGATCATTGTATTCTGTATGGTGGAAAGCTCGCGAGACAAGTTTCTTAGTGAGTCCAATCTCGTTAATAACTGAGACATAATAATCTCCTCTGATGGATGGATAGGTTCTGTGGAACTGAGCAAGAAGATATTCAGCAATCTTCTTTGGATCGGATATATTCAATCCAAGCAATGATCGGGCCTTATAAATATTCTCCAGGCCCATTGTATCTACAAGGGTAAACGCTCCCATGTTATAGTTAGCTCCGTGATTAACCCGTTTTGCAATATCTCTGAGTCCTTTATTGAGAGTCTTTCCAAGTGCATCGTCATAGATAGATGCATAAGGCACACCAAAGAATGCTGAGCAATTAACCGAATGGAAATCTCTGGAACCTGAGACCGCCTCAATGAGGGAATGATCTCCCGCAATGTGTGCTGTGTCTCTGGATTCAGCTTGTTCAAGATCGCATTCTGCCAGGAAAAATCCAGGCTCAGATCGGAGAGTTCGTTTAACTTCCGGGCCTCGTGGAATGTTCTGAATCTGTAACCCAGCCCAGAAATGGTGCTCTCTACTTGCCAGTCTTCCGGTGTCTGTTCCGTGAGGATTGAGAGCGTAAAGGATTCGTCCATGATATTCCTTTCCTCCGCCTTCTCCCGCATGAATACCAGTTTGTTTGGCATCGGAGTCTAAGCGGAGATATGTTGTTGCAAGTTTACGGACTCCTCGAATATCCAGGATCTTATTCAGAATCCGGGCATTGAGGGGATGACGATAGGATGCTTTAGCTAGGTTCTTTTCCCCAGAGGAATCAGCTATGTCTTTACATCCGAGAACAGCCATGAGATCTTTCACCTGGAGGTGAGAGCCTGGATTGAATCCTGGGAGATCAACCATCTTTCTTAGGGAGGAGAGATCAGATTCCTCTTTCTGATCAGCTTCTTTCCTGGCGATAACCAGTTCCTCCATATCCCGTTTTATCCCTGTCATTTCTGCCAAGAGGCACGGATAGACCAGAGGGAATTCCAGCAGATAATTCTTCCTTGCCCATTCCGGCGCCGCAAGGAGCTGCTGAATCCAGACATTAGCGGTAGCCCAAGTGTCCATTGCATTGTATCTGTAATATTGTTCCAGATCACTTGTCTCCGCCATGTCCTTCCAATATACCACCTTACGTAAAAAGAAGGCATTAAGGAAAGCAAGATCCTTTGGTAGTTCGGAATACCAACTGTGAAACATGTGTGCCGTGTCCCAGAACCAGTTGACCGGTGGAGCATTATATCGAAGTAGATATGAGACATCGTATTTTCCATTCTGAAATATCTTAGGGGCAGGAAGCAGATTAAACTTCCGCATCCAGGAGACTGCCCAATCTGAATCTAGGGGAAGAACAATAGACTGAGTACGAGTATCCCCAGCCCGGCCCACAAACACGCCAGTATAACCAATACATCTGATGGCGCAATTCGTGCGCACTGTTTCAATGTCCGTTGAAATAACATACGCATCTAAGAACTCCTGGTAATAAGAATCTATATTCGCTGGTGTGAGAATATCCCACTTGAATTCCGAAGCCTCTGGCCACTCTTCAGGTCGGATCACTTTAGAGATATATCTGGCCGTTACGAATCTCCCATAAGGAACTGTGACCAGTTGAGCCAGAGGCTGGATGAAAACTATCTCGATCCCTTTATATGAGAAGAGAGATCCTGCATAATCTTCCAAGGAAACTGAGTCCTTTATGTTCCCTTCCAGGGCAAGGAGTTTCATCAGGATCTCATGGGAAGTAGAGATTACTTTATTCACGGATCTCTTGGTGCAGTACATCTCCAGATGCGTGAGAAGCTGGACAGGTTCACAGACCGTATAAGTTGTCACTCCAGAGAACATTGATTTAATGTGCTGGAGATATTGCTCATCCGCCCGTGATCCTAGGAAGAGTGCATTCATTTTATTTTATTCTTTCTAGTTCCCAGGCTAGGCTTCTTCTTTATATCTTTAGCTGTTGGGATTTCCAGCTGAGGATGTAGGCCGTATTGAATCCCGCCCTTTCGCCCAGAGAACTTATGCTTATGTATCTTCCCTTCAGCTAGGAGGATTCTTTGCACGCGATAAGCTCCAGGACTTGAGATCTGGAATTTGGCGATCAGTTCATCTACTGTGATTGTGGCAGTTGGATTATCTAGGAACCACTGGTAGATTTCACTTAGCTGTGTTGGCCGATAGGAGGCTGCTGGATTTTTCGGAATTGAGTATTGTCCGTAGAATGATGGGATATGGATCTGGGAGATCATGAATGCCCACCGGGTTTTGAGCTTGGAATTGGGTGAGTGAGATTGATTCATTCTGCAATCTCCAAGTGAAAAGCATCTAAGAAAGATTCATCTTTCGTTTCGAAATTCCCGTTCCAATCACAGCCGAGCCTGATCTTCAGACCTTGTGCTGCTGCGATTCCGTGAATAAAGAAAGCCACTGCGGTCACGTGGCCTGGATCATTCCAGATCGCCTTTCCACCCTTGAAAGGTACGAAATCCACAGCCATAGAGGGGGATGAATTATGTTTCGAATTCGGGAATCGAAGTTTCGATTTCTTCTCTGCGAAAGCCTGATCCTGATCTACCTGATCTCGGTGCCCGCATGTGATTGCAATATCCACATGCTTGATTACTTCGTTCATCAGAAGGATCAGGCGAGGATCACAGGTTGAGAGCTTGAGAAGAGATCCGTTTGAATAGTTTGGCATAAGATTTCCTTTCATTAAAAAGAACAAGCGTGAACAACAAACGAAAATACCCCAGATCAGAAGATCCGATCCAGGGCACTTGGTGTTTATTGTTTTATCTTTAGATCTCTAGATCATTACACCGGTGCAATCTCAACGATCTGAGTATATGCAATTGGATTCGGATACGCTTCAGTGACCTTACCTTTCCGCAAGGATGTGACCACCAGGCATTCCGCACCTGCCGACTTCTCCATGATTTCCCGATTCGTTCCTGCTCCGTAATGCGCGCTCAAAGATGTGATCACTTTCCGATAGTTCGACTGACCGTATTCGTTATCCATCTTGAAGGAGATCGTGGTCATGGAACCTGGAACCAGCGGGGAAGCGGATGAATCATTCAGTTCAAGAGTCTCAATAGCTGTCAGCTTCAGACCGATCGAAGTAGGGCGATCTTTCGTAGGCATTTCCCAAGTCATGTTGATTCGGTGTGAGCCGGCCGGGAAAGTAACGAACTCAGGAACTTGAGCCAGATCATCAAGAGTACCTTCCAAGAGAGAGTCCATGTTGAAGGCTTGAGCGTCGAGTGTGTTAGCTGTTGTCATGATGATATTTCTTTCTTGATTAATTAAAAGGATGATGATGGAAGGACTTACAGGGAGAATGCGCCGAGCTTCTTATTATCAACTGCCTGTTGTTGGGCAGCTGTCAAATAATTATGACGACGACCTGGGCCAGACTTAGTCCAGGATTTGTTTTTAGCGCTTACTTTGGTGTGAGATTCCAGGAGAGCCGGGAAAAGACGGAAGATGCTGATGAATTCTGACATGATTAGTTACCTGAAGTCGATGGATGGGATTGTCCGGTCACAAGAATGTTCTCGATCAGAGAAGCATATCCTGCAATATCTCGCCAGTGGTCTGGCTCAGTTGAATCCCCGGACAGGATTCTTCCGATCTTGTGTTGAATCATTTCAAGAGCTTCTCGCTGCTCAAGAGGAAGATTCGACCAGTTCTTTCCATGATTCCGCATAACACCCTTGAGTGTCTGCATGATGAATCCATTATCAATGAATGATCCGTGAGTCTTAGCTCGTTGGTTGAGCGTGTCTTGAATAGCCATTTGTTTTGTTTCCTTTGTTGGCGAAGGCGAAGGTTGACCAATTTTTGGTCTCATATGATCCCATAAAGCTTTATCTAATTCCTCTCTGTGCTTTCGAAAGAACTCATCTCTCTCAGCTGCATGGGCTTTCCTTGCTTCTTCTTTTGTCGGCCCTATATCTTGAATCATTTCCCGCCTCCTGTCCTTAGTGCTGCAAGTTTAGAGGCCATTCCACCGAGAGATTTCACAGCAGTAGCGCCCGGACTGCCTGATACCAGTGGATTCTCTACCTTATAATCTCCTGTGAATAGTGGGAGAAGGGAAAGAGAAGGCATTGATTCGATTGCGAAATCCGATCTACTTCTTGTAAGAACTTTCGGGGAAGCAGTGGACTTAGAGAATGCTCGGTGCTTTCCGTTCTTGATCTCAGTATACAGAACACAATCGAAAGCTGATGCAAAGGATGCACTCATTGCTGCTGATCCGAAAGAAGGAACTAGCTTGAGTCCGCCATCATCAAGCTCTGCCTCAGTACACTGGCAAGTGACGATCAGATTCCCACGGAAACCTTGGAACTGGGACTTAAAGAATTCCGTATACTTTCGGAGCGCACCCCAATCATCTCGTTCCGGCTTCGTATCAACTGACTTATCTTTCATGGTATGTGCCATGATTGAATAGGAG